ATTTCTAAAACCTTACCCGAAGGGACTGCACTCCCCGAAGGTAGGGTTTTTTAATTTGAGCAATATGGAGACGTTTAGAGTAGTTTGTGTTAATGACAGATTTAAACCATCAGAGATTCCTGGCAACCTGTGGATCAAGAAAAATGAAGTGTATACGGTAGTAGATTCTAAGATGTTAGCGAAGCAACATATGTCAATTGGATATAAGCTAGCTGAGATTGTACTTCCTGAAGATTGTCCATATCAATTTTTCATAGCAAACAGATTCAAGCCTTACAACGATGAAGACCATATGATGTCATTAGCTGTTGAAGAGTTGCTAACTGCAGATATTGAGGATTATGCTTAATGTTGATCTATTAATTGAACTAAACAAGTTCAACAATATCATTTTCAACGAAGAAGATCATTCATATTTTTTAGATGGTAAGAAATGTACTTCTGTAACTACAGCAATATCTAAATTCAAAAAGCCATTTGAGACAGAGATAATAGCAAAAAAGTATGCAAAGAAAAATGGCCTTAATGTTAAAGATGTTATAGAAGAATGGGAATCAATAAAGGAGACATCAACATTTAAAGGTTCAGAACTTCACAAGTATGCTGAATGTAGATTTCTTTCAAAGAATTATATTGCATCAGATATAGCGAAACCATTATGCTCTATGTTTGATGTTTTTTATAATGATGTTAAAGATCGTTTAATACCTGTTAAGCTTGAATTTGTAATTGGAGATGAAGATTATTCTGTATGTGGGATGATAGATAAGTTATTCTACAATGTAAAAGCAAATTGCCTTCAGATATGGGACTACAAAACCAATAAAGAAATATCTAAGCATAGCAAGTACAAGAACAGAATGACAAAAGAGTTATCTCATCTTGAAGAATGCGAATACAATACATATTCACTACAACTATCCATATACAAATACATAATAGAGAAGAACACCAACTTAAAGCTAGGAAATTCTTATCTTGTTTGGATTAATGATCAAAACGATAAGTATAAAATAATTGGTACTCAGTATATGGAGGATGAAGCTAAAATAATCTTAAACTCTGCAGCGTGAATCACACATCTTCAAAATACAAACCTAATAAGTTAGAAGAAGTAATAATAAACAATACGCAACACTTTGTTGCAAGAAGCTATTTCAGTCCAATATTTGAATCAGAACATACAAGATCAGAATATCATCTATATTGGTACAATAGGAATAAGAAGATAGACGATGATCTTATGCGTTATCGTTGTTTATCATCAAAAAAGATGAATAAGAAAGAGGTAAAAACATTCTTCGAAAAAAGAGACCTTTACTTTGTGGATCTATCAAACAAATATGGAGACATTTATGTCAATAAGAAGATAGGATTCTATAAAGGCCTGGTTAAGTTCACAAGGCAGCTCAATCTATTCTAATATCTTTAATATCTTACCTGTCTTCTTATCTACCCTAGCTAACTTCATTCTATAGTTAGTCTCCTTACATTGAACATACCTTACTGTAACATTTGTTTGCTGATCTACGTTCTTTATATTTTCAGGTTCGTATTTAGCGTGTGCTACAGCATTTATATATGAGAACGCTATTGCAAATATGGCATCATCATAGTCATATCTAGGATCGGCAGCCTGATACCTTGTCTGTCTATGGCTATTTTGAGACTTTAAATCCTTTTCAACAAATGTTTTTAGCTGTTCCCAAAACCAAGGAACGTCTATTCTATCTCCATAACCATCTAAAAGCTCTTCAAGTTTGCTTATTATCCTTGGTCCTGTATTCGTTTTGTTGGATATGCCAAACCATTTACCGCCATATGTATGAAAGTAGTCAGGAAGCTGCGCATTTGATGTGAATTTATTCTTAAATCCGTGTATCTCCTGGAAATCTACGTGCATATCTCCAATGTTATTCTCTACAAGCTCCTTTACACCGCCCCTATTCTGCTGATCATAGTATAAGCTTTGCAGCAACACCTGAAGATATGTAAGCTTAAACTTTCTATCTCTATGGAATACAACAGAAGAAACAGTATTCGTGTATGAATCCCATATTGCTGAAGACATTTGTGAGTGTCCTGTCTCCGAGTTAATTGGATCGGTTCCTTGATACCATCTATTTTTCCAAATTTCTCCCTGTGGAGGATGATGCACAATCATAGCTGTAGTAGATACATCTTCTCGTGCTGATGTCTGAACCCATCTAGCCCCTACAATTCTATAATCAGTAATTAAGTCAGGTGTTGGTTGGCTCAAATCCATTATTGGCTCAAAATATCCATATTCAATAGGAACATCCTTGCCATATATCTCATTAAGTCTAGTATTACACTTCATAATTGGAACGAGTGTCTTAGACTTGCGTATAAACATATCGTCAACAGTTATTGGGTAGTGCTGATGGAACTGTACTTTAGCAAGTTCCCCTTTCTTTGTACCCTCCAATGCTAGATATGCTTTCCTTTCTTTTTGAATATGTTGATCTGTTACACCTCTACGTGCATATGCGTTCATAAATATTGGAATAACGCCATACTCATAGTTCTTATCTCTCCATTGTTGAAGACACATTTTGAACTCTGCCTCAAATACGGATCCACCACGATCCATCTCTCCACCTGTACCCCAAGCAATGAACTGCTGTTGCATAGTCATTTTACCTGTCTCAGGATTATACTTAAACAAAGCAGGTCTACCCTCACGCATCATCTCGCCAAAGATTTCAAATAGACCAATCTCATCTACAAATACAGCTGATGGAGAACCACCATTGATTGAATCTACAGCAGGGCTATCTACTTGGAATCGGGATCCACCACCTTCATCACGACCTTTACGCTCTCCTTTTTTATCGAAGTTCATAATTTGGTCGGTCCAGTTTTTTACTTCTTGGGCTATGTAACCTGGAACCTTAGTATACGCCCACTTTACTTTATCTCGGAATATCTCTATACCCTTTTCTTTTGAGTGGGTAACAAACTTAATAAAGTAAGACTTGTTTAGGTTTACTCGCTTCATACCTGCAAGGCACATAGTAGTGGTAAATCCAATCTGACGAGCCTTACCAATCATCATAGAATAACCGCAATCATACAAGAAAAGAAGAACTTCCTGCGCATCCCAAGCTTTATAACGAATCATACCTGATCCATCAGCAGCTTTATCTTCCTTTATGTATCCGTACTTATTGCAGAAATACAATGTATTCTCCCTACACTTTTCAATCTCCTGAAGCAACCAATCGAATTGATCTTCTTCATTGTCGAAATCTAAAATGTCAGTTGGATCATTTAACCAAACTTCTGCTTGTTTGCGATATAAGTCAAAAGGCTCGTATTTAAGTTTGTTCTGCCAACCTGAATTTATTGAATCTATCCAATCAACAAATTCTTTTGGATATTGAAACTCCTCGTGATTAGGTTTCCAACTTTTTGTACGGCCTTTTGAAATTAAATCGTCTTGAAAGACATCAAAACTCATTATTAATTCATTTTTTTCTTATAGCTATCAAGAGCTTTTTTGACATCCGTTGGAACATACTTCTTATTAGTATCTTTCATTTGTGGAGTATCTATTTTAGACTTGTCAAGTGGCTTTAACTTCATAATGTTTTTAGCATCTTTAATTGCTTGACGTTTTTCACTACGAAGAGCTACCTTTTTAGAGCGCATTTCAAGTCTTGCACCTTTCTTTAAGTTACCCTGCTCGTTAGCAACGTCTGCTTTAGCAGATAGTTTAGCTTGTCTACCTGCGTTTCCTCTTTCTAATGCAGCCTGGATTCTATCTTTAAGGCCACCTTTCTTTGGATTCATCATAGTTATTTGTTTTTAATTGATATTAATCTTCAAGCATTCTGAAGATTTCTTGATTTCTTTTGTATTCGCCATAAGCTTTTGTTTCACGAACTTTATCGCCTACTTTCTTTTTACCCAATCTCGCATCATTTGAACCTCTTTTCTTTTCAGGCATAGGAAAGCGATCAACATAAGAAAAAGATTTTTCTTTTCCTGTAAGAACAGATTTCTTTCTCGCAATAGCAAAATCAGTTTCTCCCTTGCGGATAGCTTTTTTAGCCTTCATCTTAGATAATGGTCCTTTGTAGTTATGAGATTTAACTTGTACGCCCTCTAATTCTTTAACGTTTTCAGGCTCCCCAGGACCTCCTAATATCTTGGAAATTTTACTTCCTATTTTTTTACCGATCATAACTAATCTTCTTTATCGCATTTGCTACACTTGCCTTTCTTCATACGTTTACCGCATCCACAAGACTCTTCTTCATCATCATCGTCTTCTTCTTCCTTATCATACCCCTCAGATGTAGGCATAATAAGAATAGACATAATCTTCTTACCCTTTTTCATTTTTAGCTTTTTTAGCTTTAGGTTTAGATTCTTTCTTTACTTTCTTCTCTACGAACTCTTCAATAGGTTCAGGAAGTTCAATTACTAACTCAGCAACACCCAATAGCGCATCACGGCTAGAAGCAAATCGAAGATCTTGGTCTTGCTTTGCTAATTCTAATTTATCCTTTAACGTAAGCATATCAATTATTTATAACATTTACACTTCATCTTACCACCATTCTTAGTACAAGGTAAGGTACATTTCTTTTTGCCCATCTGAGACTTGCGCTTTTTCATACCTGCATATGCCTTATTAAGCAACTTAGTATCAACGCCCATTTTCTTATCTAATGCCATAACAATATTTTTAAAGCAAAAATACTATTTTTAAAATATACTTTCTTTATGTTCGTATTCTACCTGTAAATCATAATTACGCTTCGGCATCTTATCAAACTCCTTTACAGCGTAAAACAACTTCTTCATACTGCCCTTGTAAAAGTATATAGGGTTAATCATATAAGTTCTCCTACCCTTACTAACCTCAAACCTCAATATGTCTTTATCACATAGCTGCTTTATAGCTCCCGTAATATAACCCATATTCAAAGAAGTAGCCTCGTTAATATCCCTCATACCATAACCCTTCAGAACATTTCCATAGTTCATATGCTTGGCAAAGAACCTAAGAACCCTATGCGCAGATGGCTTTAACTCATCCTGTAACTCTATGGCATCAACAAACGTAATCATATAGCGCATCTTCTTACGCTTCATTATTCCACTTATCAAGTTGTCTACCTCAGAAGAATAACCCTCCCCAATAGGCTCAAAAGATCCATTGACATCCTTATAGTACAAATCAAAGTTCTTCATCCTATGAGCAATAACCCTATCAGCCTCCATTAACACCAAATCAAATACAATGTTATTTGCCATCTTTCCTAGAATTAATTATATCATCAACATTAATCTTTATCTTCTTTAATCTTGATAAACTCTCCTTGTGCCTAGAGTGCTCATAAAATATTAAACCATTCAAAGCCCTGCCAAACTCAACAACACTCATATTACCCTTCATCTTATTGCAATCACCACAACAAGGAACCTTATTGCTATTGCTCAACTTACCACCCCTGCTCTTTGGATACAAATGATCCACAGTCCTGGAGTAATCATCTAAAGGAGTCTTGCAATAAGCACATACACTCAAATCTATACCCGACTTAGTAATCATACAACTCTCTAAAATAAACTACACATAAGTTTAAAAAACTACAGTGCGCTGTAGTACCGGTACCTATCATAACAAAAGTTAGTGTCTAAACAACAAATATACTAATTATATTATAAGTGTGACCACCAATGCAGGCACAGTCTGTAACCACTTTTGGAAGTGAACTTTCTAGATATACCAAGGCTTTCAAAACATTTTCCTATATATTGTTTATTCCCCTATGGCTCAATCTAAAAATCATTGATGCCTGTAAATCTATAATGAGAATCAATTATAGATTGAAAGGTTACGCCCATCCCATAAATCTATACATCGAATAATAGTACCCAATAGTACCATATACCCCTATATACTTTAAATCCAAAACTTATTTGTACAAAAATAGTTTGTATTAAGGTCAGAGAAAAAACCATATGTGTACTGTAGGGAGGGATAATAGGAAATTATACCCCTACGTGTTGGGCAGGAAAACGGAACTTGAAGCTTTACTTTAAGTCAATTGGTCTAACTATCTTTAATTCAATCGTTTATCTAGCTGTATTCAGCTCTATTACTTCAATTTCTACTTTAATACTATGTATTTAATTTGCTCATTTTCAGTTAGTTATCTTTCTTTCTGTGGGAAAAATGAACTAACCTAAGTAACTAAAGCTTTAGTTTTATGCTGTTGTTTGTGGTTACATTCTTGCACCTTGTTTTGGGCAAAAATTGTCTTTTTCAGCTGTTATTCCTTAATTCTATGGTAATTTTATTCGATATGTAAATCCTTGATTTTCAACTACTTACAACACTATTTCAAAATTTTATTAAACTTTTTTCGATTTTTGTTTGGTCAATTCAAAATTCGGTTATACATTAGCATCAGTTCCAAACGGGAACAGAATGATTGAAACACTGAAATACACGAAGCACTCGGTTTAAATGTCCCGACGCTTTATAACTCGGTTTAAATGTCCCGATGTGTAAGTATCAATCTGATTTGGTTAGGTTCGCTCTTTGACGTATTGAAAGCTGACAATGTAGTTTAGAGACTACATAGGTGCAAACAAAGTACAATGGAGAAGGTATGTCTTGTCGTTAGGTTGCCGTGATAGGTAAATAGATGGGGCGGAAGCAATCTAGAGGAACGTGCGCGCTGTAAGAATCGAGGGTAAATAGTCAACTATCCTGCCGAAGTACCGAATATCAAGGGGTACACCGAAAAATCGCAAACAATCAAATGTAGGTGTATTCTATTTAAAGGGGTAATTAGGCGAAGTTTGCGGAGAAGTTAGGTCTTCTCAAAATCCATCTTTGTATGTTCACGTTGGGAAACGTGCGCGCATACATCTGTGGGCGTTCTAAGCGTTTAAGAAAACTAGGTCTATACTCTGAACACATAGGGGTATATGGCGTAATCCTAGTAAGGAAGGTGTTATGGTACATTGTACGGGTTCGATTCCCGTAGCACCACTAACAATATAAATAAACAAAGATGAATACAAGTGTAAAAAGTCCTGCAAAGGCACCGAAAACAACTACTAAAATCGTTAAGGCTGAAGTAGTGGAGAAAAGCGTAGTAAAAGCTGTTGAAAGCAAGAAAACGCTAGAAATGGTAGCAAAAATTGCGTCATTCGATGAGAAGAAAGCGTCTAGCTACGATAGACTAATGGACACAAAGCGTCGTGCCGTAGTTAACACTATGTTCCTTAAACAGATGCGAGACAATTTCCTTGCTTCGGGTGTTCACTTAACAGATAAGCAGCGTGAAGTGTTGACCTACAAGAATATCATTACGTTTGTGAAAGGTAGCAAGTATTGTGACCTTAAACTATTCACACCACAACAGATGGTATACATATGTTCGGGTGTTATCAAGTTACACGATGCAAATACTGCTCGTGCAGAACGTGCAGCTAAACAAAATCAAAAGGAAGCAGCTAAATAAGGTTAACTGATGAGTCTTCAGTAGACGAAACCATTGGGGCGTATCAATACAGGTACGCCCTTTTCATTTATGGTCTTAACCAATACAAATCAAAATCTATTAATATGTACCAAGTAAAAGTAAGAGTGGCAAGTGGCGAACACAAAGGTAGACCTGTAATAGTGTGCGTTGTAGCTGAGACCAAATGGCAGGCTATTGATATAGCTTATTATCAAAAGGGATTAAAGAAGTACGAAGCCGATAGAGATTTGTACGAAGCAAAAAGAATATAAACCAAAACAAATAAAAATGAAAGCAAACACATTTTTCTTTCGGATACGTGCGGTGCACAAGTTCGAAAACAACAACACAACAACGCAGTTTTTCTTCGCTGTTGCAGAGAACAAACAACAGGCTATTGATTATGCGTGGAGCAAAATCGGTACCGCTGAGGTTGAGGGGTTAGAAACAAAGTTATTTACACGTAGAAAAAAGGTAAAGCTATGAAAGTTGAAGTATTTATGATGTGGTTCTTATTATCATTGAGCGCATCAGCCACCATTGTAACATTTCATCTATCGTTGTTAGGAGACAAGACAGGTGTTATGATAGGATCAATAGAAGCTGTAGCGTTTGGCGTGTTCACGCTCATCGCTCGGCAAAATATTATCAATCAAAAGAAAGGAGATAAAAGATGATTACTTTAATGTTGCTGCCCAATTTCAAGGGTACAAAATCAGAGTGGATGTATGCCACAATCACTAGCCTATTATTAGACTCAATGTACATCATACCAATGATGAATCACTTTATTTAAGAAAGGAGACACAAGATGAAGAAAATTTATTTAGTTCAGTATAACGAAGGTTATTACGAAGACACAGAAGTTCATACATTATTTGCTACTGAATTAAAATGGTTGGCAGATAGTTTCGTTTCGGAGTTCAATAGACAGAGGGAAATACTACTTGACGATGAATACACAGAGAGAGAATTTGTTGTGGCTGTAGATGGTTTTGCAGACAGAATAAAAGTTAAAGATTATATATCCGATCTAAGCGAATCGTTTGTCAATGAGGTAGAATTTAGAGTAGTTTGAAAAAGTTTAATTTAAGAAAGGAGACACAAGATGGAAATCTTAATAGAACCAACACCACTAAAAATGATTAGTTGGAACGCTTCTGATAATGGAAACAATGATGATTACGATTCTTATTACGCGTATGATTGCATATATTCCATAGACAATGGTGCTTCATCTTCAATTACTGAAGAAGAAGTGATCGAGAGATTCATAGAAAGAAGTATGAAAGTATTGAGTTACTTAGAAGAATGCAACTTGGAAAAACTTGATTGGAAATTAGTTAAGAAAAATGAAGGAGAATATGTTATTAAGTATTGGGAAGTAGAATATCAAGAGGAGTTAGATGCTTCAATATTAACTAGCCTGAATTTTACAACTGAAAATGTTTTTCAATTAATATAAAGAAAGGAGACACAAGATGGCGACGTATACCATTCAAAAATCGAAAACAAATAGCAAGTTCATCGTGATAAAAGATGGAAATGCTATGGCTGCTTGTCACACTTATGGACAGGCAAGTAGTGTGCTTAATCGTATGCAAAGAGATGATGTATTCAAATCAATAAACGATAAGTATGAAAAGAAACTGAGAATATTGAACGCAGTTACCACAATATTATTTATTGTGTCTGCATCAATAATGACGTTAAGTATAATTTTTAATTAGGGATAGCTGAAAACCTTATAGAGTAAGCACAATTTAATTTTTCTACCAATGGAAAACTTTTTAGTTAAAAACATTTTTTCAAATAGAAAAGATGTTATCAGCGAGAGCAATGGATTAATGTCTGACTTCGTAAAATGGCGTATGCTAATACAGCATATGAATAGTACGGGTTCAAATCATTTCTCAGGTACATCGCTGAATTGTTATTATGGTGTAGTAGATGGCGACACAAAATCGTGTAGCTCAGCAACTTATGATCAGTATTACGCAGATAATCCATCAGTTAAGTTAGTCTCTGTATCTGAGGCTCTAGACATACTAAATATAAATCGTCTAGAAGATGATTTAGAATACGTAGTGTTACACACAGGTAGTGTAGTTTTACTTGAAGATAATGTATGTCAGATAACATCACAAGACTCTAGTCACTACTTGTCTTATGCATTCGTTGATGATGTAGTTGAAGTAGATATAGGATACAACGGAACAGCACTTAGAAGCGAATGTTCAATGCTGTATGGAGATGGAGATCGGTTCGTTACAGATTGTAAACACGAGAACGATATAGCTTATAGCGAGTATAACGATCAATACATATGTACTCACGATGATTATTCACACTACGGATATATTGATACATATGGTAACACAGGTTGGTTCAATGATGATGCATACGTGTACTGCGAGTCTTATGAAGGAGCCGGTACTTACTTTGCAAACGACAGAATAGCAGAATCATTTAATGTATACTATGATGATTCGCAATATGAATGGATACATCGTCAAGGTAGAGGTCGTGGAGTAAGCGATTCCAATGCTAACTACCACAGCAGTAGGTTAGATAGAATACACAAGGAACCTAATGCTTCCTGGAAGATAGGCTTCGAGATTGAAAAGGAAGATGATGATGTAGGTTGCATACACTACAAACAATTGTATGAAAGAACAAGATGGATCAAGGAATCTGATGGTTCGCTAAACAATGATGGGTACGAGTTAATCAGTCCATCATATGATCTATTCTCTAATAAAATTGAGGAAGATATGAAAGACGAGGATATAGAAGCATTGATCAATGGAGATTACTCCGATGAGAGATGTGGAGGTCATATACATCTGTCTTCTATCAATCATAACACAGAGGTGTTATTCGAGGGTGTATCAGGATTCTTTCCTCTACTATATTCTTTATACGAGTTTCGTCTAGACGAGAACTACTGCAAGGCAAGAAAGAAACACGACTACTATCGTAAGGATAAATATTCTGCTGTGTTCATTCGTGATTACACTATTGAATTTAGAATATTCAGCGCAGTAAAAAGTGTTAGCAATCTGTTATGGAGGAGAGACCTTATTCGTATAATGGTTGAGAACTTCAATAAGTCTGAGGTAGATGTTCTACG